AGCCCCTCATTCCCTTACGGGGTGAGTTCGTGTTACAGAGTAACGAATGTGACCTGTTTCGTCAGCACCTTACGCTTTGACAAGCGCGGGCGCCTCAGACGACCGAGTTGCAACTCGTCCCGGACTATATCTGAACCACCACGCATCTCGAGTATACCTCTCTCGATCTGCAAGTGATGGTTTGATCGTCCTAGAACGCTCGACCGTAGCACGACTGCTAAAACTGCGCTTCCGTCCAGACGCAGGACAGGGGATTCCTCCCTTATGCCCAGGTAATACCAGCAGCGCTGGTACGCCGTGCGTCTCAACTTAATCCCTTTCTCTGAGGAACAAACCCATAGTCCTTCGTAAACGTCACCGTCCTTTGCAGGATAAGGTGTTTTCACTAGTGAACCGGCGGGTCGTCTCTCTGCTTCTTGTTGTGCTGCTTTGCGCAGGACCTTTAGGGTCCCTGCTAGGCATTGATCAACATAAGCTAGAGCTTCTTCTCCGCTTTCTATCAAGAACCCTCGATTAACTGCGTGCCTCAATGTCCTGTTGTACAGGGCATAGAGGACGAGTTCGCGAGGCGTGGCACATCTCGGTCTGCGCCGGTTAGGCGGACCGTAGTGCATCTTGGTTTCGGGCAGAGGGGGCGGGACTGGCTCCTTATAGTACAGTGGTGTTACACTAACGTTGTTGAAGAAGTGCTCGCCACAACTCTCCCTGAAGAGCCCGTCACTAAATGATTTCTTGCTATTAAGCTCGAAACCACAAAATGAAAACAGGCCCTCCAAAGTTGGTGCTGCGGCTGATGGCACAATAACGTCATCACCGTACACAGAAACCAACGCGGGGCTACAACCAACGATCCTACATGCTGCTAAGCTGAGGGCCCAAAAGATTAGGGTTTCCAGCTCAAACGTAAAACCGTTGCCCATGCTGGAGAACATCTCCAGCCTCACCCATGTACCGTCAGGTAACAGTGAGAGAGGGCTCCTCAAGTCATCGAGGAGGGCAGCCCAAGGTTCGGGAAATAGTAGCCAAACTAGTTCCCTGCAGATGGTATTACTGGCGTTTCTGAGGTCAAGAGTCGAAAGACAAAACTCAAGCCCATACTGAGCCAACACCTGATTGACCCCTTGGTCATTCAGATTTATACCACGACGCGACAGGCATTGACGGAAATACGCGCCTATCCCCAACTGGAGAAACATATTTCCAGTTGGTTCCATGGCAATCGTACGGTCCGTCTTCGCGTTTTTATCAACCAGGTCGATGCGATTGCCCTCCACAAAA